AGCCGCCATAGCATCCNCCTGTTTGTATTGTTCCAACCAGCTGATAAGAGTCGCTGGTTAATTGTACAAACGGAACATTGCCATTGGTGTAGTGTGCAACACCAGTGATACTCAACCCGTTGACGCCATATGATACAATACCGGCCCTGTAGAACATGTATTGCCAGTCTCTATAGCCTTGGCCGGCGCCGTTTCCTGCCATTTCAAAGTCCATACGTATAGTAGAACCTGAATTGAAAAAGTGTCTAGCTTCATCGTAACTAGGAAAAACAGAATCAAATGTCAACACGACTTGATTACGCCAGTTAGCAGTTCTTTCTGCCGCACCTAACTGCTGTATAGACGCACGTGCTGGGCTTAATGTGTTTGGAACCGTGAGCACATTGCTGGCATAATCATTGATAGCATTATAGTATGCTGTGAGGATCTTTTGATTAGCAGGCAACTGCCTATCTAATTCAACATTGGCTAATCCTGTGTTTTCTACAGCAATGTTTAGACGATCAATTAACTGGTTGAAAGATCCTGCGGTGATTTTGTCACCCACGTCTTTGTTTGTTGTGTTGCCGCCACCCCAGCCATATCGTAGATTATTTTGTACAGCCGGGCTCGTGCTGGGACCTTGATTGCGAAAAAGGTCCGCGTAAACCTTGTCTACTTTTAGCCTAGCGTCATCGTGTAACTGAGCTAGGATTTTGTCGCCTTTTAGCGCCATAATTACCTAACTCCAATAGTTGCTTCAACCGTACCTTCTCCAGATGATTCTTTGTTTCCTAATGCTCTACCAAATACAGCATACGGATCATCACCTTTTTTCATTGAACGTGCAANNCCTGCAAGTTCGCTAGATACCAGCTTGTCACCTTTTTTAACTTCACCAATCACACGCACAGGTACACGACCTTTTAGTGCAACAGGTACTCTGGTTTCGTCATGACCAATCCTGCTACCAATCAAAAGTGCTGGATTAGTAGATACAACACCAAACACATCAGCATCAGCGTCTGTGCTTACTACTGTTACTTCTGACTCTCCGCCAATCTTGATCAGTGTGCCTGCCATGTAATTTTTATCACTGCGATACATTTCTGCCAAGTCAGCAAACTCTGCTTCAACAGCAATACCACGGAATTTGAAGCCTGAGCGATTTGTTAGTTGTAGACCTTTTCCAATTTGTGGAAATTCGCTAGTCAACAGGCCAACACCGTCTTCTAACTTTTCATCTGGATGAGGAGTATATGGTCCTTCGCCTGAAAAGATAGCCATCAATTCGCTGCTCATGATCACCTTGATAGCATCATGCAGTATGGAATCTATATCTTTGATGCGTACAAATTTAATTGTTGTAGCGCCGCTTGGAAATCCTACTGGCTGATGTTTCTGACCGTCCCAGATCCACAGTTGCTTGATATCAGTTTGATACCAAAAATCACCAACTCTACGTGTATTTCCAGTCGGCTGGGTGAGTTGTGCAACCAGTTGGGCCAATTCTTTCCAGTTACCTTGAGAATCGTAAACAGAAATTCTATTGGTTGATGGATTAAACCATAGCTGTCCAGCAATTGGATTTCCGGGTGCTGATGCAGAGCTAAAATTTTCCAGCATGTGCACCAAGTCTTCAGCAACAATTTCNCCNTANCCNGCAAAATTCTTACCTAGTAGCTTGATAGACGTACTAGTGTCTAGATCTCCGTCTGGAATAGTTACTAGTAGAGTGCCATCGCTTTTGTTTATGTCGTAAGCCATATGTTATTTCCTCGTTCTCTTATTTAATCAACCTGCACGTATACGCAAGGTGTATATAACTTGCAACAAGCGGTTAGCACTCTTTTGCACAGGGTGAAAAATCACATGAGTAAGTAAAAGCCCTGAGCCTAGTGTACCTGTTGTGCTTTTTATTTTTAGTCCTAGTTCGTCAAAAACAAAAGAACCTTCCATATTTGTAGCAGTATCTTGCACATCTTGTGATGTACCGGCTAGATTAAATGTAGTGTCTTCTGCAATTGGTTCGTCGTAGTCTATTGTGCAGGTTACCACCAAGTCAGTGTAATTCAGCCCATTTATATGTGTTACGCCGGTTTTGTTTAGATTAGGATCGGTGTTGTTGATCAAATCATCTTCATCAACTACTTTGAAAAATGTAGCATTATAGAGCTGTTCTGCTTGCCCGTTTACGTTGGGCGGGCGATAGCTCACTGCACCAGTACTGTCAATCACCGTTCCGCCGTTACCAAAATGCATTTCACTTACGTAAAAACCCTGCGTAAAATTACCAGCCAGCAGGTTAGCGATAGCAATAGAAATGTTTTCAAAGTTAACGGCATTGCGCTTGTTGACAAAGATCTCACCAGATTCTGGATCCCAGATCTTGATATGACCTTCAATAAGTGCATCTAATGTGTCTTTTATCATGCTAAATCCTCTATCTCATATTTATGTGTTGATTACCGTTGTACTTAATCATTTTTATGCTGGAACAAAATAGCCACGGCCTGCTTTCAAAAACAGAGCTTCTCTTGTGGTGCTATTCAACAAAGTCAGGGTTTCTTCGTTCCACTGTGGATACAGCACATCATGCCAGTTTTTTAGCTCACTCGGAGTTGGCACTTGATTTTGCTGTCCACCATCATATGCTTTACGTCCCACCGTCTGTGCTAGTACCGGTGTACCGAGTGTGCCACGCACCAGACGCTTGATGGTGTTTCCATCAATTTCCCAGAATTCAATGCGTTCTCTGGCCATCCACACAACTCCTGGCTTGCCATTAACTGGATCTGGGCGTGTTAGCACAGAAGCATCTGCTAGCTGTATTTCTGTGGCAGTTTCATCCACTGATGCTGCCACCGTTGTTTCGGCTGCGCTGTTGTATCTGTAAACTGTGGTTCCGCCTAAGATATCCATATGATATCTCCATGCCACTGTGTTGCTGTTTACGATCCTGCCACTGGCATTGTTGATCACACGTATTTCTATGCTTTCGCCTGGGCTCAGTGCTACCATTTCTTCTGGCCAACGATCCCATTCGGGTTGATAGAAAGCATTGCCATCCACGATTGCCTGTAGTGCTTCAGGTTGTACACCAAAACTATGTCCGGCAATAATTGTGTCTATCAAAGCTTCGTATCCTGGCTGCTCCATGTCCCACAAATACTGCTTCATGCGACTCACACGTTCACCAGTAGCAGGCAATAGTCCTTCAACGGTGAAATCAAATTCCCAAGGATTGCGATCCCATCCCTCTTGTAGGTGATTAAATGGATGGCCATCAATATAATACCCCTGCCATGTTTGATCACCGTGACGACCATAACGCATGACAATTTTTCCTGTGTGCAGATCTTCAAATGTTATATTTGCATTGTCTTTGATCTGATCCACTTCAGTTTGGTTCAATATCTTTGTATGATATGGTTTAACCTCGTTGATGAAGTCAGTTAATACACCGTCATCATTGCGCAGATATTCTTTGCGGAAGTATGGAGTTGCACTCAATGCATCAATACTGACACGCTCAACATCGATATAGCTGGACTTTCTGATCCAATGGCATGTTGGATTTTGTCTCAACACTTCTTTGACCAGCGCAAAGAACACAACATTGTAATGCACCTGGAAAGAATCAACAAACACATCTTCTCTAAGAGCTGTAATGATCTCAAAAAGTTCTACAAATGGGTACTGATCCCAACGCAGGCTATCCCAAGGAACAGCGTCCCAGAGATCCTGTTGCTTGGCCAAATCAAACAGCCTCTTACTCAGCTGTATTGTTCCGTTTTGCTGAAATACTATATTCCATCCGTCGGCAATCTTTTCCCAGATGTTGACAATTTCTTCATCGCCTGTTAGTACTTTTACATAGTCACCTGGTGAAGCAACATAGTTGTAGAGTTCGGTTCCAGATGTAAGAGTTGCCACAGGAACACGAGCCGGATCAAATGTCGAATCAACAAAGTCCACATAGTCCCAGTAGAGAGAAACATCATATGAGAAAGTGGGATCGTTTGTGGGAATAATTTTATTCAATCGATCATCCCATCCAATGATAGAGGTCACATTGACTTTGGCTAACTCTCTATTGGCTGCATTTACAAATATACGAATGGCTTCAATGCGATCATTCAACCAGCTTTGCTGTGTTGGCCGTATTTCATTGCCATAGCGATCATACTTGTGACGATTGTAATCCGGAACACTCTTTCCTTGTATTTCGCTTATCTTGTTGACTTCAATTTGGCGGAAATCCCAAATTCGTTGCCATGGCTGCGACACAAAAGAAACAGGACTACTGTCACCAAATGCAACATCTGTGCCTAGGAAATCTCTAAATGCACGATAGTAGTTGTTGTTTTTTCTCACCACAGATCCACGTGCGTAGGCTACACCTTCTTGGTATTCGCTAACACTGTATATTGTTTCTGTTTGGTCTGACCCAATGATACTGTCTCTCATTCTGATATGCAACCAATCAGACACAGTTGATGTAATGTCATTTTCTTTCATCAACAGCCATTGGTCGTGCGCATCTGTGTCGTTGTCCACTTCGATTCGCAGTACTGCTCCCTTTTGTCCAAGCAGTTTACCAACACCACTTAACAATATTGCATTTTTTTGCAATCCAGCAAACCACATGGCTCCGCTGACTCTGGGATTGCCAACAACTGATGCAATCTGTGTCACATTAAATTTGTTTACTGTTGACGGAATGCCAGCAGTGGCGCGAGTGTATACCTGTGCCGACGAACTTCCTGGTGACTTAGACGACACTGACTGGATGCTTGTTTTTGAGCTGTATGTACGATCCATGCCAGCCACCCAGAAATAGTAGAATGTGCGTATTACACCATTCTTGTCTTTTTCTTCTCGCTCACTCCAGAAATATTTAGGTTCTCCGTTTACTATTTTATTATAAGGAGTTCCAGTCACTGATTCAAAATCAACCAAGAAACCTGTACGTGCTGATTCAACCCACTGCACCGGCGGAACCACACTCTTGACCCATTCATAGATTTGTACTGTGCTACCGGGGAACTGTTTGCCCCATTGAAATGCTTTTTCTCTCACACTGCCTTGGTAGTAGTCATAGTAGCGTACTGCACTTAGATCCCACCATACTTGTCCTTGATGCTCATCAAACCATGCAAATCTTGGGCGCACACTGTATCCTTCTTGATCGTCAAGGTCTGATGCAGTATAACTAGCAGGATCGTCATGTTGTTTCCAATCAATAAAAGATTCAACATAGGCTGGCAATATGCCAGCGGCTGGATCATATGGATTTAACGTGGCCAGTACACGGTTGTTTTCGTAGTCAACAATTTCAACCTTGGTGATTCTGCTGTGGTCAACAATGTCGCCCAGTGCTCGATCAAACACNAAGGGAATTTGATTAAATGTTCCTGATCCGCTACCAAATGATTCCACAGTATCCAACAATGCAATAGCGTCTGAATCTCTCTTTGTTCTTGATGAATATCCCATTGACACCATCATCAATTCTCTAGAAGCGTAAGATTTAATTCCAATCATGTGAAATTCATCAAGCAGGAAGTCACCATTGGAATCTTCAACTGGGTTTTGTAATGCTATTAGTCCAGCGCCGTTGTAGTCTATCAACACGTTGTTATTAGCATATATCCTGCCCCGGAAGAACCAAATCTGTTGTGCAAACAAATACTGATAGTCAACGTAGGACCAAATAGTTTTTGCTATCCTGGCCAAATCCGTCGTGGTACCAGATCCCAATGTGGTTGGTTCGACTGCGGCAACAAATGCTATGCAATCCTCAACAAAAATAGTGTTGATGGCAGCAGCAGCGGCAGTGACTGATGTGTACATTTTTTCAGCCAGTACCCATGCACAATCATTGAACTGTCTGAAAATAATTCCATTCAATGCATCTTGCACTGTGATTGATGCCACTGTGTTGGGCAACACATTGGGCCCTGGTGCTCCTAGTGCCGCTAAACTAACAGCACAGGGATCGGTTAATTCCAATGTACCAGCATCCAATTGTTTAATTGCGGCCAGCAACACTCCTATTGCAAACAGCCACGGCATGTTTTCTTCGTTGTTGGCTTCCCATTGATGCAAGAAATTGTCATCCTGCAGATCATAAAATGCCAATCCGCGATTGTCATAAAATCCATTGTTCCTAAACAATGAATAGTTTCCTCTATAGGAATATACCAGCGGTTGATTGATACGATCGTCAACATAGGCCATCATGCCATTGTTCCACTCATACGAGGAATCAAGTATGCTGGCATTCATTTCTTCTACGGTGTAGAAATGTGTATGTTTGACAACAAACAATTTTCCGCCTGCTGAAGTGTTGCCAGGTGGAAATTCTGGAACAACAAAATCAAATGGGTTGAATTTTAGTTCAATAAAGAAAGATTCTGTATCTCTAATAGAAGATACTTTGTAGTACCCATTGAGTCCTGATCTTTCTGTGCTCAATATCAACACCCAATCGTTGACAGAAACATTGTGTTTGACACCTGTTTCCATTTCAACCAAAGGATGATAAGGATCTTCAAATGTACCAGCACACAACTCTCTTATGGCTAGTCCCCTGTCCATGGTTTGCAACACAGTCCAATCTCTTACATCATTGGACTCTGGAGTTTTGTTTGCCAGCCAAATGCTAGGAAGACGCAGTTCTTCGATGGCAGTCCATGCGTCGGGGTCGAACAGACTCTGTGCCAACTGTGAATAATTTGCGCGGTAGAGCTGACCCTTGTATCTAACAAGATCACCTTCGTCGTACGGCAACTTTGTTGACCATGTGTTGACTGCTGACATCTCCCCTAGTATGTCATCTGCTATGTCTATGTCATACAACTGCTCAATATCCATGAACTTGTAGTCGGTTTCAATTCGATCAGCGATGCCTGCCTGTGGCAAATCTGTTACCTGTACTGACTTGGTTCTCAGCGGTAACTCAAAATTTCTTGGATATTTTACCCAGCGTTGATCCTTTGGACCCAGCAGGTCGATAATGTTGTCGGCGGCCCTGTCTGTGGTTCCTTCATAGTAGGTGTTTTCAACAAAGGGAGGAATCACTCGCAAGGTCACTTGATCCAACAATGTTTCTCTGGTTTCTGACGGTATTTTTATTTCCCAAACAGACTTGGTTCCAACATTGCCAATGTCCTCGCCCATGCGGAACATCCAGTTTTCTCTAACTGTGATGCCTGGTGCCACTGCAAGATCGGAACTTGTTTGATCGCCCAGTACTCCTTTGGTAAACTTCTCAATGATGTTGGATGTGCCTTTTCTACGCAAACTACCTGCTTGGAACTGATCCGCAGTATCTTTGCTAAAACCAGCTGCCAACAATGTATCATCGGGTCTTGATATACCCAACTGATTTTTCTTAAGGTTACGTATCCAAGGATTTGAACTGCGGTTTTCAATGGTGATATAATCGTCGCCGAGTTCTCTAGATATGGTATCTAGGTTTTGTTCAACAGTTGATTCGCGCACCAGATAACCAAATCCCAATGGACGGCCATCCCAGTTACTTGTGCGCTTGCCTTGTGCACGTAGGCGTCTTATAGAGAGACCAAACAAGTAATCATTGATCTGATCATTGAATATTGTCACGTCCTTGAACACAACGGTATGTGTATATTCTTCAAGACCGCAACGTACAAAGTATATGCCAATACCTGGACGACTCTTGATGGTTGTTTGCTCTTGTTCTCTAACTACTTCGGTATCCTTGAAGTCAATACGGCGGCCGTTGTCGTCCAACAAATATGTTCTACTTAAAAACGTCGTATCCAGTCGACCAAAGAATCGTGTGTCATGCGACAGCACAAGATTTTGCGCGGCTGGACTTAGCGAAATCTGGGTGTTTTCCTGCCAGCGTGTCTGGCTCCAGGTAACAAACTCACGTGCACTGTAACTCCAATCCAAGATGTCGTCCTGTGTAGGAGCAGTGTCTTCAAACTTCCAGCCTTGAGATTCCAGATATCGACCGTAGCCTAACAAGAAGTTGATGACTTCTTGTCGTGTCATTAAAACAGTGCCATAATCAAGATATGATATCGTGGTTTCAAACGTGGTATACTTTTTGTAGGTAATGGAGCCCACTTCAACTGGTATGCTTGGGCCGGCAATTTTTACCGAGTAGTAAGGGAAAAATGTCGATATGTTATCAAACCCTTGTATTTTGTACCCGCCAGTGCTGTCAACAATTACCTTGACGCCGCTGTAAGTTAGAACAAGACTTGGACTTGTTGTTTTCAAACTTATAGCATAGTCTTCTTGTGGAATTCGATTGCCTTTTTCTTGTTCGATCAAAATATCAGCCACAAAATCCAAGCTGTTGGATTCTAGGAAACCGTTGGCAGTCCATTGCAATCTAGTTTTGATGTTGCGTGTTTCATTGATAACATCTGCTAATTTTTGTGGACTCAAGCTGGCTGCCAGTTCATTGATCAACATACCATACCCCGGCACAACATCTGATCCGGTTTCTCTGTGTTGATTTGCCGTGGCCCAAGGAACTATTTTTAGTTTTGTTCTGTCAACATTGATAGCATTGTCCAATGAGCTGACAACCAATTTAGGTCCTTCCCAAACTGATTCTAAATACTCTGGGCCACCGGCCAATAATAGCCAGTTTGCACAAGAGAACACAAACTCACTGCTTCTACGCCATGCTAGTTCTTGTGTACCAATGTTACCAAATGTCCAGTCATTGATCGTATCTTCACTGGCGTTTACAGTAGTGGCATCGTACCAACCTGCCGTCAGTGGATTACGAAGAAGGCCGCTTTCGTCCACAGGCAAGAATGGTGCATCTGGTCCAGACAAATATTCAACATCATGTTTGATAAAACTACTGGTATCCACAGCCGGAAATGGCTCGTTGCTTCTGTTGCCAATGGTGAGTGCTTGTATCAAATTGTTACGTTTTACAAGGTCAGTCCAGCTGTACATAGAATCCCAGTTGGAAGGTTTGCGAGCAAAGCCAAGCATTTCCCAAGGGTGCGTATCTGGACGATCGGTACCATACACATGTCGGTATATGTCTCTCCAGCTGCCATAAGTGTTGCCGTCTGCCGCTTCAAATGCAGAATAGTTGTATGTTAGCGGGCGATTGATAACATGGCTCAAATTGGGTGTTTCAACAATGTTGTTTTCATTGGACCATGTTAGCCATGCATCCTCAAGATAATTGTTAAGTTCAACACGATTATACCAAGTCTGTCGCATCTTTCTTGGCCAGTGTTTTGTAAACAACAGTTCAGCACGATTGCCTCGATCTTTGCCAATACTGCTGGCAACTCGGCGTTCAAATTCCAACAACATGTCATCGCGGAAGTCTCCCCAAGCAGGCGTCAAACTGCCGTCATGACCTTGTATGAACAATACGTCTGCACCCTGGTATGTTGTATCTGTATAGTACTCCGGATGATACCAAGGTGTGATGCCTAGTTTGGCTGGTGTGGGTGGAACATAACTTACACGTGTTTTCTTGAATACACAAATCTTAAACTGGCATGGAGTATCAAACTCAGCAGAAATATGCACAGTCCTTGCTGTTTGATCAATGTCATAATCTTTTGTGTATGTCAGTATGCGCCAAGCGGTGTCATTATAATTCTTGTAGTACACATACACATGATCCGTTGATATTTCCCCAAGTTCTGCGATGCTTGGAATTTCACATTCATAATCAACAAAAGAGGCAGCTAATCCACCATCGAGTAAAATAACTGGCGGTGTAGGGTCTGCGTCTTCGCCGTCAATGGTTTCAGTAAAAGTTGGATCAGCATCGTCGCCGTCAATCTCTAACTGCGCAGTTGAATCCGCAAAGGTGTAGATTTTTTCTGCGTCTGGCGTGCCCCACATGACCATATGGCTGTGTGCGTATCTAAACGATTCGTTACGACCAACAAATATATCTGAAAGTGCTTTATCAACCGCAGCCTGTACGTCTGAAATGTCCTGATCTAGATACAGTCTTTCAATTTTCTGCAGGAATTTCAATTTGAAGTTGCTGTAGGCTTTACGTGCATCTTCCATGAGCGGAAATACTGAGCCAGTTTCGGCTGAGCGCATGGTCCAGAAGTACCTATTGGCAGGAGAGTCGTGTAACAGTATGTTGTTGCCTGGCGATCTTGTAGGCATAGTAAACGCCCAGTCGTTGTCACCAAATGAACTATTATATCCTTCAACTTGATCAAATCTAGGATGTTGCGTACCTTGATGATATGTGTCATCAAGAAAACGAGGCATGATATTCTTAGCTATCGCAGAACGAAAGTGATCAAAGAATTGTCCGTATGCTCCGCGTGAAACAATTTCATTGTAGGGGTTATTGCTTAGATTTGAAATATCTGCATTTCTGTTAACAGAAGTTATCATGCTTCCGTTGACCACAATATCAACTGTATCTTTGTCTTTTAGTCCCAACACTCGTAGTCCTAACACAGGTGTGGTATATTCATCTGGGCCTCCGGCGTAGATGATTCTCCATTCGCTGGTATCTTTGAGTTGTCCGTTAACCAAAACAGAAGGGCGGCGTATGTCATCGCGTCGACGGCCAATGACCTTGGCCACAGTCCAATTTTGTTCACCTATTTTCCATTTAATGATGTAATCTCCTGGACGGCAGTCTGTTGGCAAATATGTTGTTTTGACATCAAACAAACTGGCTGGAAGATCAACTTCAACATCAAATGTGTCAATGAATACTATGCCTCTTTGGTTTGCAATTTGCAATCTACGGCCAGTATAATTGTAGATCTTTCCGTCTTTGATCTTGGAAAAAATCAGCGAATCGTGCCATTCTCTTGCTGGCATAGCAGAAGAAACTTCTTCAATCAAAAAGTCCTTGTGTTCGTCCAGGCCCTGTATAGGAGGCATTGATATATTCCACGCATAGGAAGGATCATGCACCCACTGCGAACCTACTAGAGAAAAATCTCCATCTTGTTGTACGTTAAACGAATATTCTTTTTTGACTGAAAAACATTCGCTGATTGGTTTCCAGCCTGAACTGTATGTCCATATTGGATTGACCAGAACATTGTCAATGTTCCATTCTCTAAAGTAGTTGAAAGATGTAATATCTTTCAACTGGTTGACAGTGATACCATCTGATCGCTGATATGTTGTAGAAATGTAATTGGTGAAAGAAATTGCACCAATATTGGTGCTTAGGCTATTTTTATAACTGCTGTCATATGCAATCGAAAGATTTAATTCTCTGTCATATGTTGGCCCAGAACTATAACCAAAAATTTGACTACCACTAAATGCGGCAACATCGTAATTTTCAATTGGTATGCCTTCGCCGTCAAACAACCTAAACAGCGGTGCCTGACCTCTTGCTGAAAGCTGTTGTGCCTTGATCCAGTCTGTGCCATTGTACCAGTAGGTCTGTCCAAGGTGTGGGCCATCTAATATCAGCACTGATTGACCTGCTGTTGGATTAGAATCTGACGCTGGCACAAATACAACACCAACATCAACCCCTGTTGCAACAAATGTCTTGTTTTTAATTGCCGGGTCGCCGCCAACAAATATTATTCTTGCACCTTCGGGCAATGAAACGTCATCGATAACCGGATTCACAATTCCGTTGATATCATTCAGCGAGCTCACGCTATTGGTCAACAAAGTAACGTGATTTTTTCCAAGATTTCCGTGATTCCACAAGTCTATATTTGAATAAAATTCAATAATGGGTCTTGCGGCTCGATCTTCAATTTTTAATATGTCGCCATCAGCAATGTCCAGGAATCGCGCAGTTTCAAGGGCAGTTTGTTCATGTGTCCAACGATTTGTACGGCTCCATACATTGTAGTTAGAACTACCTGATGCAATAGTCACATACTGCTTACCGCCTGGGGTCAGTACGTCTGTGTCCCAGCGATTACGATCCCAGTTCTTGTTATCCCATGGCAATGGTGCCAAGACAGAAATCAAACTCAAAGGATTTGCATACAAGTCAAAAGGCAAAAATCTAATAGAAGACCCAACACCTGATACAATATAGTACTTTGGATCCAGGCTGTCTGATGGAATGGTCAGATAAGAATCTGATTCTTCCCATACTCCAAGTTCGCGTTGTATGAAATACACCTTCATGCCATTGCGCAATGTTAATCTGCGGCCATTGGCCTGAGTATGTGTCACATAATATGCTTGACCAATAATGTTTGTACCAATGTTTACTGTTGCTGGATCACCGTTTTCATCCAACCCTGCTTCTAGGGCAATGGTTGGAAGATCAAAAGGAAGCCAGTAGTAATTCTGGTAGTTTATAAATTTGTCAGGATCAATATGCGGATCAAATCCATAGGATTTTCCTGTGAGTTGTTTTGCATCCTTTAATGGAATATTTTCACGAACAGTTAGCTCTTCTCGAATGTCAACTATATCGCCAACCAATGAATCTGCACTGACACCCATGCAATAACGATTGTCGTTGGCTAGATAAATGTCTTGCTTACGACGCAGTTTTCCATTGGCACTACCGATATAACCATCAAATGATTCCAATGTGCCTTTGCTGGTTAACTCTCCCAATAACGCATCAATGTATTTGTTGTTGCGTGTGGTCCTGTGTACACCTGGCAGTAGGCTAGACGTAGGTACAAATGCCGCTGGCTTGTTGCCAGGATAAGTTTGATAAGACGTTGTTGTCTTTTTGTTTTTGCTAGCCATCTTAATTGTTGACCCTGATATTTGTTTCTGTGATCGATGAAATAATTTCTATGTTCTCTGCTGTGGCCACATGATAGAAAATTTCATCTTCGTTAGGTACTATCTGGAATAGGTTACCAAATCTTGCGGCTTCAACTGTTGGTACAATCACCACACTGGCAACATTGCCACTCAACTGTTTATGTATGAACGCTGCCAATTCAGTATAGTAAAAAGTTTCGCCAAATTCCCAGTTACTGGGATTGAAATACTCATCCATGGCCTTGAGTATACGACTCTTGATTTCGTTGTCACTGATCCTGGCACCTGTCATTTTTACCACTTTGAGTGTGGCGCGATATCTACTGTCGGCCAGACTACCAAATAAATTCAAAAATTTGCCTGGATGGTAAATGATTTCATCACTTACACTTTTGTGTGTGTTCAAGGACAGGAATCTTTGTATCAGGTCGTCGCTGGTTGGTTTCTCTGGTTCCTGTGTAGGTGATCCACCAGAATTGATCCACTCGCGATACTGATCATAGTAACCTTGTAACAACACATACGTGTCTATTATGTTGGTAGGCGATGGATCAATTATTTGTTTACGTGATGCCACATGATGCCAGTGGAATCTCAGTGATGATCTTCCTGAAACTACTCTGTTTACTGGAGTTGTTGCTGGATTGACTGGCATTTCAAAACGCAGGCCACCTTCTTCTCGCCAGCCCAGGCTGATGGTACGATTGCCCACAAGATCTTCAAACGCATATGGATTTTCTGGCAAGAAATCCGTGTCAACGTCGGCCACTGTGCATTGCACTTTTGTGGGATCTGTATAGCCATCTTCATAACGATAATACCTGCTCAGTCTGAGTAACTGCTCATCTGCTAGATATTGCGTTGGATCATTTGGTTGTTTGTTGTTTATGTACTTGATGGTATCGTTACTGTTGTCGGTTCTGGACGCACTCAATGAATTTACAAAGTTTTCGTTGTAGAAACGAACTTTTCTGTCGCTACCTGCAATAACAGATGTGGCACGTTGTCTTACTACGAAACGATCTCCTTCATAAGTGATATACATCAACCAACTAGAATCCAGTCCTAGTCCTGAGGTATTTCCTGCATTTGCTAAACTAAAATTTCCCTGATTGATGTTGTCGGCATTGATGATCTTGTAAGAGTAATTTGTGTAGTCGTAGGCAATACCAAATGTTTGGAAATTTCCCAGCAACGATTTAAGAGTTTCTCTAAATGCTGTTGTAAATGTTTTAACATGCGCAGGTATCAATCTCACAATTCTTGAGCCGTCAGCAATTACCTTGTTCAATATAACAACACCTTCACCGTTGGGCTTTAGTCCTGTGCTGATACCATACTCATCTTGTACGCCAAGGCCGTTGCCGTAAATTCTACCAATTGGAACCCAACGCAATCCGTTAATAGGGTCTGAGCTGTCTTCTACCAATGCTACTGCACCTTGGCGTACCTGCTTGTATACAGCATCTGCAGATGCGCCACCAATTCTGATAATTGCATCAAGGTCAAGCCCAAAGCTATTGGTAAAGAATCCATGACAGTAGTTTGTGCCTCTACCAACTCTATTGAAATATGCTGGCTTGTTGGCAAAAGAAATATTTGGATAGTTCTTGTAGTAAAAATTAACCAAGTCTTGATCTGACAGCATGGATTCAACATCGCCAATGATGTCAATCACACGTTTGCTTCCGCTTGGATAAGGAAACTCATGTCTAATAGAAATATCTTCTCTATAGACAAAGCCATCAGTTCCAAAAATATCAACATCGTTGTATGTACCAGTAGGATCCTTGTCCTGGATGTATCTACTCATACCGCTGTGTACGCGATTGATACTCTTGATCTTCAGAATGCCTGGACTAACTGTCATTGGATAACTGGCATAGTCTTGGCCAGTTATCATGCGGTCCTGTGCATAATAATATGCCGGCGCTTTTGTTCTGACATCTTCAATGCTGTCTGCTGTTTCTGCATTGGTTACAGCATAATCAAGATCACATGTGATCGTAAGAGTATGTTGTTGATTTGATTTGCTGGTGTATGGAATAGCAAACGTCAATGCTTTCATTGCAGATGGTTTAATGGTATATGATAGGCCATTGCCAGTGCGAACAATCACACGTATCAATCCTATTGGGATATTACCAAAATTTCCATCAGCAAACTTGATGCTGATAGCATCGTTGTTGCCTGTCAATACTTCGTAGATGTTGCGCTCTTCATTGCCAAGATCATTGATGTACAAATTGCTGCCATTGGTAGACGGTACACGTTGCCATTGTGCAAGAACTTCTCCTGCCTCGTTGATGCTTTGCACCCAAATATCATTTTCGGTAACATTGGTTGCCGGAATATCAATCACTCGATTGATCAGCGGGGAATCAATGATGTAATCATATCTCGACAGTGTTCCCTGTTTAACCAACATGAAGAAACCCGTGTTAGGTGAAAGATTACCCAAGCCATCATTTTTGTAAATTACATTGAAAGGACCTCCAATGCTTGGTGTATTTTCTTCAATGCCACCATTGTCTAGCAATCTAGCACACAGCAACTCAAATTCCGTTGACTTTCCGCCAACATTGGTATTGAAACTTATCAAAGGAAAGTCACTGAAAGTAGAAGAGAATCCATATTGTGCAATCTGTCCACCTGTAGATGTAAACACAACTTCAGGGCTACCAAACTGTGTGGCAGGATTCAATGCAGTATTCATCACAAGAACAAATTTTTCGTATGCATCAGTGTCTGTGGTGGCTGTCCAGTAAACAGTCTGGCGAGAAAGATCATTGCCCAAGCTGTCCAGTATTGTTTCACTGGTGCTTGCACTTTTGATTTTTAGATAGCCAACTGCATTGCGGCTTCGCCTTGGCTGATAACTCAGCTGACGGGCCAGCTTGAGAATACTGTCGCGGCGTTCTGCTGTGTCAAGGAATGCTTCTCGGCTGTTCAGGTCATTACGAAAACTAAGGTTCTGTCCCACGAATGCAATTAAGTCAATGAGCGCAACAAATTCAGAACTCTGAATATAGTCATTGAAATCTTCTGGATAGTTGCGTTTGATAATATCCAACATTGCTGTTCTGAGGGTATCAAAATCGTAACTCTTAAATTCAGCATTGCGGAAACTCTGCGCAACAACTTTCCAGTTTTCTGCGGCAAAGAGTTTACTTTGTCTGATTGCATCGCTCATGGATTATTTCCTCTGGTATTTGTTTCAAACGCTACAGTAAGCGTTTCTTCGGACGTGCTAGGAACATAAGTTAGAAGCATGTCTAGGTATATGGTTTGTCCAACAGTGTCACTTCGAATGCTGGCTTCTTTGAGTTTCCAGCGCGGATCTTGTCCGACGATTCGTTGTGCATCGCTAAAAATAATTTCTTGTTGTTCTTCTGTCATGGGCTCAAACAGTATGTCCCAAATGACACTGCCATACAAAGGAGACATAAGGCGTTCACCACGACGTGTGTAAAAATGATTCAGCAGGTCACGACGTGCCAGCTCTTTGTCAAAAAGAGCAGGTTCACTGAATTCGCCTGCTAGACTAGAATAACCCTTGAATGTTGCCATGTTGGTAGTTTGTTTCCTTCACTACCTATTTATTGGCGACAAAAACCGAGCTGTTAATGCAAAATACGCCTCTGCGTGGTATCTACGCCTATCTGGATGTTCTGCTCAATTTCTTCAAGCAATTTTGGGATATCAGCAGAATCCGATACTGATTGTACCAAGGCAATCAGTATAGAACGTAGCATTTTTACGTTTGCTTGTGTGGAAGCTTCTGGCGGGCAGTATACTTCAATCCCGCCGCCTGGCTTCAATACCAATGCACAATCTTCGTACTCAATTTCCATGTTTATCATGACATGCTCCTCTGCTTATACTGTTAATTATCTGCAGAAGAGAAATGAGTCCTATGCGGCCTTGTCGTTGTACTCCACGCCGATGTATTCAGCCCATGCAGGATCACGCATGGTGAATTTCACGTGAGCACGTGCTTTTCGGGCCATTTCCCAGTAGTTGGGTTGTGCTGGTGTTTTGCGCGGCATGACCAGATCTGCACCTTTCATGAAGTTGCATGAAGTACATGCTGTGACCACGTTGTCCCAATCCAGCTTGCCGCCAAGACTTTTAGGAATCACATGATCCAGTGTTAGGTCATCTACGTTGAATTCTGATCCGCAGTACTGGCAGGTATACTCGTCCCGAAGATACACCATTTTACGGTTGAAGTTTACGCCCAGTTGAGGTAGCACATAATCTTTGGTCATTACAATGCTGGGCACTGGTAGAACCAATTTTTGGCTTCGCACGAACCAGTCGTCGTGATTTTTGATCACNACTACTTTGTCCAGCCAAAGAGCCTTGACGGCATCTTGCCAGTTTAAGGTAGATGGGGGCANCATTCTCAGCGGCCGCCCATCTTGATTTAGCAAAAGTGTGTCACTCAAAATATTACCCTACTTTAGATAAGCTATCTAAAGAGTATAGCTTATTATGCCACTACTGTCGACCTTGATCGCATTGTGTTGTTGCGATTATATTGTCCCATCATGCCCATTACTTTACGAAACAAACGAGGATACTTGTTTCTGAAGGCTTTGGCTGCTGCCTGGCTTTCCCAACGTGTTTCGGTTGTGACTGTCAGTTTATCGTCGCTTAGTGTGCGAGTCATGCCCAGGAAGCCTGGCGCATTTTTGCGAAGTTCAAAAAACTTCTGAAACTCTGGATTTGCGCGAAGGCGCGGAGATCCAAGTGCGAAAGGACGATTTGCGTTTGCGCGAGTCGTTACTCTCTTTATGACGTATGCCATGTTATTTCTCCTAAATTGGACAATTCGTGTCCGTTTGTATTTATAGATGCTTTTACAGCACCACTAAGTTGTTGTTTTTATACGACATTTTAGAGGTTGACAAGGACTCAAAATGTGCTATAATAATGGTACGTTAACACACAGAGGATCCAATATGCCTTGCTACAAAATCATTGACGAGCTGTCACTTACCAGCTCAAAGTTGGCAAAAGAAGCCATTGTGCTTCGTGAAGCCGAAGCTGGTAATACAGAACTGTTTGATGGCTTCCGTATGGCATATGACCCAATGATCACATTTGGTGTCAAGCAGGTACCTGAAAAACTCACTCCCAATCAAACCGGCACCTTTACGTTTGCAGATTTTTGTGAGCTTGCACGTAAACTGGGCCAGCGTGAGCTGACAGGCAATTTACGTTTGCAGATTTTTGTGAGCTTGCACGTAAACTGGGCCAGCGTGAGCTGACAGGCAATGCCGCAAGGGACGCACTGGAAGCGGCAATGGCTCGTGCCACGGTGGCAGAATGGAACGGCTGGTATCGACGCATCCTGCTCAAGGACATGCGCTGTGGTGCCACTGAAGGTACCATCAATCGTGTGACCGCCAAGAAGGTTCCTAAGTT